TGAATAATTTTATTTTTTGTGGTACAATCCAACAAAAGGAGGTTTTACATTATGCCAAGTGAAATGCAAAAATTCTTTAAGTCAAAACTTGCAATGTCTGGAATGACATTTACGAGGCTGATTGAGGAATATAACAAGTCGAATGAACATACCACTGTATCAAACATCAACAATAAGCTTTCAAGAGATACAATTAAGTATTCAGAGATTGTAAAGTTGGCTGATGTTATGGGTTATGATATTAAGTGGGTTAAAAGGGATATATAATATAATTAAATATAAGCCTTTTTGTTTCTGAAAAATTTTTAAGACTACTCTTAAGAGTGGTCTTTTTTTATTTTTTTTGGAATTTAGGTAATCAGTATATTAAGCCGTTTTTTTCTTAAAAATTTGGATGGCAGGTCAAGTAGAACAATATGTAGTGTTTTATATAACCCCCTACACCATCTATTTTACGACCGTTCTATCTGCCCAACCAACCCCAATTCATCAAAATCTATGTGCATATTGCACAAAATTTATGAAATATTTGTTTTAAAACTTGGCGTAAAAAAATGTCACGCCTTAATTTTACGCAAATATTGTATATATACACTTTCAATCCACAATATCTAGTGATTTTACTCTAAATCCTGTATCTCTCCCTTATCCTCCAGCGTCACCCCGTACCGTGCCGCTATCTGTTCCGATGTGCTGTCTTGCAGCCTCTTCTTTTCCTCCTTTACGCCTGGCATATTCCAGCCAAACCGTTTATTTGCTATCGCCATATGTGCTACAGGGTTCTTATTGCTCCACAGTTTGGCTTCCAGACTGTCCTCATACTCTGCTGATAATTTTTTGTAAATCTCACAACCCGATGTGTTTAGTTTATTTATTTCATTCCCCCAATCATGTATAGTATCCTGGTTTATTCCTGTTAACTTACTAAATCCTGATATAGTAACACCTTTGTTATACATGTAACATATGTATATATAATAATCACATATACTATTAACTTTATCTATATCATACGCATTACAATTACTAAAATTAACATTACTGTACTGGTTATTATAATTATTATTTATATATCCGTCTAAAGGTCTGGACATTTTAAGAATACCAGGAACATTAAACACATGACGTTTAATATATATTAACGCGGCAGTCCATACGCTCTGGCTTTCTTTCTTCATGTCCTCAATGCCCTGTTCCTCACAGAACAGTTGAAGATACATAGCTATATCATTCTCAAATACTTCCTGTGTTTGCTCCTGCCCTGTGGCTTTATCCATGTCCTCACCTCAAATCTATATATATTTTTACAGTGCCTATAATAGCACATCTGACTGTTAAATTAACTATAATAAAATTTAATACATCTGCCAATGGTTATTTTATTTTTCAGATAAAATTATCTGGTAGACGAACATATAGCATATATAATAAAACAAAATATTATTTAATCCTATCAAATAAATTTATTATATATATTATATGCGCAATTTAAAATTATTATAACATACTTTATAATTTTATATCTGCATATATAGGCTATATATAAATAATTATATAACTATCAACCCCGATTGCTAACCTGCCTTCGATTTTCAATAAATACATTTTTAGTTGTTTTACTACGCATGTTATAAACAGTTTGAAAATTTCGTGAAAACTGTACAAAAAATTTCTCCCTTTTGCACAACTAACATTTGTAATAAAACATTATAATATGATAAGTTATAAATACCTGTCTTATTAAGTAGGATTTATATATTTTCTGTTATTAAGTTACATATGAAATATATTAATTATAACTACAGATAATGGTTAATTAAAACATATGTAATTGTCAATAATAAAAACCGCCATTTCTGGCGGCTCTTCAAATTAAATATTTATTGACTTGTTATTACAAACATTTTTCTATTTCTGCAATTACTTCTACATCATTGGTTAAAATTTGTTCATAACTACAATCATCTTCCCAACTGCTGTCGTCTTCTATTGCGTTTAAAAATTCTGTTGCTACTGCTTTCTGTTCTTCCCTGTCCATATCAACCATATATGGGAACTCCTCTGTTTCTGCCAGATACCTGCAGTTGTTTTCATTGTCTACTGATACTACCATGTCATATCCGTTTATTGACGCAAAATATAATTTTTCATAATTATCACCTTTGCGTCTCTGCCACCCTTTCGTTTTTATTTGATTTATCTGTAATTATCTGCTATACTGTTTTTACAGTCGGGGCGGTGGCAAGCCCGCCCTTTCTGTTTACCTTTGTTCTGTTATCCTAAAATCATTTTCTCAATTCCTGCGGTGTCAATGCTGTATGATGTTAATTTGATTTTAGCGATTTCTAATTGTATATCTAATTCTTTATTTGTGGCTGTTTCTGCTGCCTTAATCCTTAACAGATTAATATAATTATCAATCAATGCCTGCTTAACTTCTTGTTCTGTCATTTCTTCGCCCATGTTTTCTCCTTTCCCCTCAAGGTTTCGCTTGCCCTCTGCCTATTGGCTATTGCCATTTGGTTTCCCTCTTGACAATATTATAATAGCATATTTAAACTTTTCTGTCAATAGGATATTTAAACTTTTCTCTTATTTCTTCATTTCTTCTATTTTGCTATCAACGCATGACATCACGAAAGCGGACAAACTTAAACCTTTTAACTTTGCTGCCGCTGCATATTCTGCTTTCTTCCCTTTGGTTGCCATTACTGTTATACGGTCATAGTTATTTTTTTGATATTCGTTTACGTTTCTGTACATATCTTCCTTGTTTTTGTATGCCATATAAAAACCACCTTTCTATTTATTATATACAAGTATAGCATATTTAAACTTTTCCGTCAATAACTCTTTTGTTTCTTCTGAAATTCAAATTCTGAAAAAAATTTTTAGAATATTTAAACTTTTCTATTGACAGCGTTTTTAAACTGTGCTATATTAGTATCAGAAACAAACAACAACCCAGACACAAAACGTACTTTGATGTTTGGAAATAATCAATGAAGGGAGATAGTAACTATGGCAAAAGCAACTGCATTATGTAAATGCCGTTTTTGCGGCAATGATTTTAAGGTTGAGGCTTTTAAAATCAACCGTAAGGAAGCAAATTCCTGGAAGGAATGGGCTGAAGATAATATTGACATATGCCAGAAATGTGACAGGGAGATATACGAAGCAGAGAGAGAAAAAGAGAATAAAAAGGCAATGGAGAAATCAATTGCAATGGGATTGCCAGAACTGACAGGAAGCGAAAAACAAGTTGCATGGGCAAATTCATTACGTCTTGATTTTGTGTGTCAATATGAAAAAGAACTAACAAAGATGAATGATATAATCCAAAATGCTGACAAAGAAAAACAGCCAGAAATGATTGCACAAAAAAAATCTTTTTGCGATGCAATGGATTATGCTGTTAATACAAAGACAGATGCCAGGTATTGGATTGATAGCAGGGACAAAAGGAGCAACTTTTTGATGTGGGAACTACTTTCCGAATATAAAGAAATGAAGAAAAACGAAATCCCGCCAGAGGTTGCACAAGAAATAAAACAGGAAAAAATGCAGCTTACTGTTACACCAGAAATTCCTGAAAAAAGCGGTGTCATTGTGATGTATTTTAAAAAACCATATATTATGGTAAAATATATCAAAGATGACGTTTTCCTTAAAATAGTTAAGGACTTAGACTATTCCTGGGATTATGACAATTTATCATGGAAGAAAGAGATAACAGAATACAACGGCACAGCAGATGATAGAATGGCAGAATTAGGAAACCAGTTACTTTTGGCAGGTTTTACGGTAGAATTTTCAACAGAAAGTTCTAAGAAAATGGCATTAAGCGGAGATTTTAAGCCGGAATGTAAACGCTGGATAAAGTTTATACGGGGTAGGCTGTTTATCCAATGGTATGGATGGAATGACGCGCTTTATGGTGCTGCTAAAAAACTGCCAGGGGCGCGCTGGGACAAAGGTGGCATGGCTGTGCCCGTAGAATTTTACAAAGAAGTTCAGGATTTTGCAGAGACAATGGAGTTCAAGTTTTCAAAAAGGTCTCAAAAGGAAATAAACAATTATATCCAGAAAGAAAACGGGTATGAAAAAGCTATAGCAACAGTACCAGAACAGGAAACTACTACTGACGAGGAAAAAATCAGGAAAAGCCTAAAGTCGAACGGGGCTATAATAGAGGATTTGCTGGATGTGTAAAATAAAACCGCTAAATAATAAATTACTGCCGCATCAGCAAGCGGCAGTGGATAAACTGATTAAATTAAAAGTTGGGGCATTATTTGCAGAGCAGGGAACAGGAAAAACGATAACCACTCTGGAACTAGCCAGGATACGTTATGCTGCTGGGAAAATAGATTATGTTATCTGGCTCTGCCCATGTTCCACAAAGCAAAATATAAAAAGCGAGATAATAAAGCAGGCTCCCGAAGAACTTTGTGGAATAATAACAATATGTGGGATAGAAACTTTGAGTACCAGCACCAGGGCTATTTCATATCTTTTTCGATTAAGTACAGAAAAGAAATGTTTCCTGGTTGTAGATGAAAGCCTGCTGATTAAAAATCCACGTGCATACCGTACAGAACATATCCAGATGATTGCACAGAACTGCCCATACAGGATAATTTTAAATGGAACGCCTGTTTCAAAGACAGAGGCAGATTTATATTCACAGTTTTATCTGCTGGACTGGCGGATACTGGGGTATAAAAGTTACTGGAGCTTTGCTGCTAACCACCTGGAATATGATGATTATGGCAAAATACGCCGTGTGCTTAACACAGATTATCTTACAGACAAAATAGCCCCATATTCTGTACAGATATCAAAAAAAGAATGTCTTAAACTTCCGCAAAAATTGGAGTATGCATCCTGGTTCGATTTGACAGACAGTCAAAAGGAACACTACCAGGAAGTAATGATGGATTTTTTGTCACTAGAGGCATTATATGCATATGATACATCTGTTATATACCGCACTTTAAATGCTTTGCAACAGGTGACTAGTGGCAAATATATTGTAACAAAAGCTACTGAACCGATAAAGCATAAAGCATTTTTTAAAAGCCCATATGATAATCCACGGATAAAAACATTAATGGAATTATTACCACAGATTAAAGACGAAAAAGCAATAATCTGGTGTAAATTTTCACATGAAATAGAAGATATAAGTACTGTTTTACAGCAGGAAGGGTACAGTTTTACGTTATTTTACGGAGGTTTATCACAAAAGAAAAGGCAAGTGTCTTTAAAGGCTTTTAAGTCAGAAACGCAAATATTAATAGCCAATAAAACCTGTGCAGGATTTGGGTTGAACCTACAATTCTGCCATAATGCAATCTATTATAATAATGACTGGAACTGGGCTACCCGAGCACAGTCAGAAGATAGATTGCATAGGATAGGGCAGGATAAGACGGTAAATATATGGGACATCTGTGCAGATTGTGCAATTGATGAACGGGTTTTACGGTGTCTGTATCGGAAAGAAAACCTGGTAGACAGCTTCAAAGAACATCTGCATGATAAAAATTTTGCAGACTGGTTGTGTGGAAAGGAAGAAGAATTAATTGATACGTATAGGACTGAACGAAAAACAAAAACAGGAAGAAATAAAAAGGTATGTCAAACAAAACAGGATTAAAAATGTCATTGTATTTTCACCTGAAAAATATTTTATGGAACTTCCTGAACTGGATGTACCTATCAGGCAGATAGGATACAAAGAAATAATTATGTATCGGACATTTTATCCTCTTTTAGAAGAAATAGATGGTAATTGCCTATTAATAGCAAATGAACTGATGCGTGACAAGAACCGTAACTGTTTAACATATAACTGTTATGCCAAATATACCAACCAGACAGAACACAGGCTTGTGTTTAATTACTTTCCTGTCATAGAACACAGGAAAGATATCATGGTTCTGGTTGATTTTAGTAACAGCCAGCGCAATAAAGGGCTGGGATTAGCTGATATTGATTTGTCAGAGTATGATATCATGTGTGTACGCAGGGATTTAAGAATGGAAATTGAAAAAATACAACTGCCTGGCAGTGCAGAAAAAGAATATGAAAAAGAGAGGGACAGGCTATTTGATGAGCTGGGGAATAAAAATCCAGATACAGTGCCACGCAATCTGCATCTCTGGACAGGCATATATAAAAAGCCTTTTATTGAAGATGGCGTAAATTATGTGGCACGCAACAGCAGGTTTAAAAAAGGGAATGTGGATGTTTATAAAAATGCAAAGCCTGGTAAAAATTACATTTTGATAGATATGCCATTCCGCAGGCTGGATTTTAATGATTTTCTATTTGTTACAGGACAGGAATGTTTAAAATATATGTCAACTGGATTTAAAGTGGATGACGTATATATAAACGGATTTTCAAAATGGATGAAAGAGGTAGGATATATTTATGCTAAAACAGGTGTATATCAAGGATGATGTCAAGACAGCATCAAAAAAACGCATAAGCTATATTTTTGATGAATTTGAAAATATAAATGTAAGCATATCAGGTGGAAAAGATAGTACAGTATTATGTTGGATGGCATTACAGGAAGCAAGAAAACGTAATAGACGGATAGGTATATTTTTTCTTGATGAAGAAGTTGTATACCAGTCCACAATTGAGCAGGTTACATGGCTGATGAATTTGTATCCAGAAAATACTATCCGATTATGGTTTCAATTTCCTTTCAAATTAACAAATGCTACATCTTTGGTTGACAGCCAGTTAATATGCTGGGAACCTGGAAAGCACAACATCTGGATGAGACCAAAAGTGCCGTACAGCATACAGCATAAACCCTGGGACAAAAGAAAAGAAACTATACGGGATAAAAACAAAGGATTTGGATTTTATGATGTGCTTGACAATTACCAAGCAAGCCGGGACCATACAGCGTTTTTAATTGGATTAAGGGCAACAGAAAGCATGAACCGTTTTAGGGCAGTCTGTAAAAATCCTGGATATAAAGACTGTTACTGGTGTTCAAAAGTACATAAATCAGAAGGAAGCGCATCGTTTTATCCGCTGTATGACTGGAATTTTTCAGATATATGGAAATATATCTATGATAATAACATTCGGTATAGCAGGATATATGATTACCAGTTTAAAAAGGGGATGCCACAAAGCGAAATAAGAGTTAGTTCTTTAATTCACGAAAAATCGTTTAAGTCACTTGTAGACCTGCCAGAGTTTGAGCCAAAAACCTATGATAAGTTGCTAAAGCGGATTAAGGGTATCCAAATAGGAAATTTATATGGTAAAGATGCTAAAATGTTACGGGCGAGAAAATTGCCTAAAAATTATAAAAGCTGGATGCAGTACCGAGATTTTTTGTTGGACACATATCCAGATGAAACTAAAAAAGATATTTTTACAAAACGGTATGAGCGGCAGTTAAACAACAATTATGTCGCACGCCAGCAATGCCGGCAGTTATTATTAAATGATTATGAAAACAATCTGCCTGTTGATAACAAAGAAGACCCAAGAGAGGAGGCTTTAAAAAAATGGAGGGAACTATTATAAAAACCAAAAAAGGAAACATAGAACTGCCATGTATGCAGCCTGTTATTGTGCCAGTTCAAAAAGTCATGGCTAATAATTACAACCCCAATAATGTTAGCGAAAATAATATGCAGTTATTATTGCAGTCAATTATTGATAATGGATTTTGCTTTCCGGTCGTAACAATTTATGATGATGCGCTGGATAAATATATTGTGGTTGACGGATTCCACAGATACATCATTTTCAGAGATTACCTAGAGGCGGACAGCATCCCCATTGTAGTTCTTAAACATACACTTGCCCAGCGCATGGCGGCAACGGTGCAGTTTAACCGGGCACGTGGTGTGCACCAGGTAGAATTGATGGGGGATTTGGTACAGGCTTTAGTTGGTCAAGGACTGGAAGATGAAGAAATATCAAAGCACCTGGGCATGGACATAGAAGAAGTTTACCGACTGAAGCAGATAACAGGTATTGCAGAATTATTTAAAAACCAAATGTATAGCAAAAGCTGGCATATGGAGGAGGTAGAAGAAGAGTGAACTGGAATTACGGGGATGCATACAAACGCCATCCCATAAATAAAGGCATTGCAAAATTTAGCAATGGTTCAATGTTACAATGCCATGACATATTTAATCCATTACCAGAATTTATGCTAAATGCAGATTTGCTATTTACAGACGCCCCGTGGAATAAAAGTAATTTAGCTTCATTTTATACAAAAGCAGAAATAACTGCATTTATTGATAGTTATGACCAATTTTACACCCGATTATTTGAATGTATCAAACAAATCAATTCGGATACAGCTTATTGTGAAATTGGCAAAGAGTATCTTGCAGAGTTTATCATAGAAATGAAAAAAATATATAAGTATGTTACTTTTTATAACAGTACCTACTATCATAAAAAATCTAATTTATGTTATGTAGTGCGTGGTTCAAATAAATTTAAAAAACCTAAACTTGATGGAATGGATGAAGAAGATATTATTGAATGGGTGTGTGAAAACGAGGATTATAAATGCATTGCAGATTTATGTATGGGAAGAGGATTAGTAGCTGTCAATGCATATAAAAACGAGAAAAAGTTTGTTGGAACAGAATTAAACCATAAACGTTTATCTGTAACACTGGAACGTTTATGCAATATCGGTGGAAATTATATTTTCTGTTAAACTTTAGCCGGAATTTATTCCGGCTTTTCTCTTTGCAAATGTTCAGAAACACACATCTTGACAATTCTGCAACCAGATGCTCTTTATTCATTTTTGGGTTAGTTTTGTTCACATATGTGAGCAATTCATCTATTTTATCCATTATGCTATCCTCCTTAAAATATTTCCCATAAGTTCATCAGCCATATATATAACACTCCGACCATAAATGCTAAGAAAATCACAGACGATTTCCTCAATTTCGATAGGCATATAGTAATCATATTCCATAGCATGAACGTGTGTAAGCTCGTGAACCAAAACTTTGTCGGTCATATAATCAGACATATTTTCAAGCAAAAACACTGTTTTGACATTGTTATCCGTCACACCAAAAGTCCAGCTCCCGTCACTTCTTAACAAATTTCGGCTTGATGGTTTCACGAATTTTAGCCGCCATATGTGGTTGTTTATAACAAAATTCATAATAACACCTACCTTCAGAAAAGGGGCGTTGCCGCCCCTAATCCTTGAATAATTCTTGAATAATCTTGAATTAAATTTTCTGCATAAGCACCTGCATTTTTTGTTTCAATAGAGCTTTTTCTTCTGGTGAAGCATCGTTTATCATGTCTGTTACATCCTCTGACAAACTTCTCATGTAATCTTCAAGACCTTTCATCTTTTTCTGCTTTTCCTCTGGTGAATTGCCTTTATGCATTTCTTTTGTTTCAGTATAACTTCTTCTTGCCCTTTCAGAACGGCTTTCAGATTGTCTTCTGTTTCTTTCTCCTTCGTTTCTTCCTCTTTCATAACCTTCTGAATATCCTCTGGTCTGGCCATCGCTATAACCTTCACTGTAGCCACGAGAAGAATTTCCACTATTCACTCCAGACGATGATGTACCACTAGAAGAACCGCCACCAGAATTGCCACCATTGCCACCACTACTAAAGTACATACGCCCTTGTTCTCGGTCAACGTCCCTCATATGCTCCATAGGGTCATAGATTTCTGGCATCATTCCGTAATACATAGGTTCCTCGTAACCCCTGCTTTTTCCACGGTTACTTCTGCGCCCGTCATTACGGCTCATAAACCTGCCGGATGTCTGGCTTCTCGGCTGTCCACGGTAAAACCTGCGTGCTTCGTCCTCGTCCCAGTCCTCGCCTTCCTCTTTCATCTTTTTGATAAGGTGCTTTATATCTTCTTCCTCTTCTTTGTCTGCTTCTTCCATAGCCTTTGCAATTCTTGCATGGTACTCGGCTTCTGCCAATTTTTCAACCATTTCAACAACACATTTTGTTTCTTCTAGGTTGACATTTCCGCTACCCGTGCCTTCATCAACCATACGCTTGCCATATTCAGCAAGTTTCTCAATCATTTCGTGCATATGTTTAATGTGCATACTGTTCACCTCACTTTCTACGCTTCACGCACTACAATTAAGTTAGCATTCTGAACCTCAATCGCCTGCGTAGAAGTATTCTCAACCGCCACTGTTACACAGCAGCCACAAGGAACGTCTACATAAGCCTGTGAACTCACATTCCACAGATTTTCTACGGCGGCTGGAACAACAATCATCTGCGTAGACTGCAAAGGTTCTCCATCGACTGCAATCGCTACGGAAATTGCTTCTACCGTGCCGCCTGTCGGAATCTGAATATTTCCAGAGAACGACACTAAAAACCTTGCTCTGCACTGATTTCTTGTCAGACCTCTAAGGCGTACAATGCCGCTCCCTTCTCTATGTGTGATACATTTTGTCGGGCATACAGGCGTTTCAGTAAATACTACGTTCTGCCCTGCCGCCACAAGCTGTAAATTAATTCCTGTAAATTCAGCCATAATAAATTCCTCCATTTCATAAAATAAAGGGCAAACCTTTTTTGAAGTCTGCCCTCGGTTTATCGTAAAACTGCTACTTGTCAGCAGACATAAGCTATTTTTGCTTAAGATACTCCAATATTTCCTTCTGTTTTTCCAAAATCTGCTCAAGGTACTCTTTGTTCTGCTTCTGCAATTCGCTCATCAAATCGTTATTTGTGGCATCGTTCGATACCATGACCATTGTGATGACCTGCAAAAGCGTGTCAAGTACCGTTAAGCGGTTAAAGTAATCTTGATTGTTTATCATGCGCAACCACAGCCGCTATTGCAACCGCCACAGTTACCATAACCGTTGTTGTAGCCATTTCCCCATCCATTAAACTGACCGCAGCAGTTTGTCGGGAAAGTTACTGGAGTGTTCGGCTGTACCACAACGGCGTTGACAGGACAATCAGCCCCCAATCGCCTAATGAGTTCGGCACGGTTAGAATCCATTGTTGCAGTCAGATAAGCATTTTGGGCTGTCTGGCTTGCTGCAAATTTAAGGCTCTGATTTTCTGAAAGTGCAGCCTGATATTTATCGTTAAGGTTGTTGTACTCAATCTGAGATAACTTATCTAATACCGCACGAGTTCCGGAATTCTGGCTTTCAATTATATCCCTTGTGTTGTTACACATTGTGTTCTGTAATGCGTTTGTCTGCATAGCGTTGTTATAATTGATTCCATCTATGCCACGCTCAATGTCACAGCAGCAGTTAGATAACTGGCTAGACAGATTGCAGAATCCACGTTCTACACCGTTAAATCCCTGAAGCATAGCGGTATTTACACCATTAAAGCCTTGGCATAATGCAGAATTTACACCTGCAAAACCATTAGTGATGGTGTTGTTAAGGGCATAAGTACTATCACAAATACCTTGCGTAATCCCGTCTAATTTTGTTACGACAGCCTGGTTATCAAAACCTCTAGCGATTGCAGAATCGGTATAGTTTGCGCCTAACTGATAAGGGATAAATTGAGTATTGCCTCCGTTGTTGCCCCAGCCATTGTTCCCCCAACCGCCAAAAGCAAAGAACAGGACAAAAATAATAATCCACCATGCGCCATTATCTCCCCATGCTCCGTTGTTGTTTCCACCATTTCCACAGCCGTCAATAGAAGCTACTAACGGAACAGAAGCACAATTTCCTGAATTGAACATATGTTTACCTCCTATAAAATTTGATTTATACATCAAATCTGCGCAGATTTTAGTATCATTTTCAATAAAAGTGTGTTATAATAATATTGTGCAGATAGGGAATCGCGACCCGAAAGCCATAAGTCCTTAATGGTTTCTGCACACTTTCTAATAAAAGGGCATTTATACACTGAAAGGACGGTGTTTTTATCATGTGTGAAATATGGAAAGATGTTCCAAATTACGAAGGATTGTATCAAGTAAGCAATTTAGGCAAAGTAAAATCTCTCGAAAGAGATATTGTTCACATGGGGAATATCTCTCGTATTAAAGAAAAGGTAATGAAGCCTTTTATTAATCGCGGAGGATATTACTGCGTTAAATTGTCGAAAAACCAAAAATACAAATCTTTTAAAATTCATAGGTTAGTTGCTCTTGCTTTTATTCCAAACCCGAACAATTACGAATGTATAAACCACAAAGACGAAAACAAGAAGAATAATGTTGTTTCAAATCTTGAATGGTGTACTAAAAGATATAACAATGAATATGGCTCAAAATCTTTATGGAAACGAAAAGTTTACAAGTTTGACCTTGATGGAAATCTTCTTGCTAAATACGACAGCATCACCGAAGCAGCAAAACAAAATAATTTTTCTTACAGCAGCATTAATGGTTGTTGCCGTGAAAGCATACGTACAGCTCATGGTTTTATTTGGTGCTTTGAAATTGAGCAGCTTCAAGGGAAACTAAACAAAATTAAAAGCAATGCTCCTGTTGGTGTATCAATGTATACTTTAGAAAATGAGCTTGTTGAAAATTTTAATAGCATATCTGAAGCTTGCAAAAAATATAATTTAAACAAATCCGCTATCCATATGTGTTGTAAAGGAAAATACAAAACATATAAAGGATATATTTGGAAATATTCTGAATAATATTATTTCATAGGGAATTGTGCTTTGAAGTCGGAAAATGCCTTGTCAAAGTCAACTCCCCTTTCTTTTGCTATATTTCTTCCCATTTCTTCAATGCCTGATATATTTCCCTGTTGAGCCATATTAAGAATATTCTTTGCCATTGGGTTAGACATTATGGCATTATTTCCCATCATCTGCTGTAACATAGCCTGTGGATTTCCTCCACCTTTCATCATCTGCATAATAGCCATCATAGGATTCATTCCGCATCAGCCTCCTTCTTATTCCTAGAGTTGCCAGATTTAGTTACAGGAGAAGTCATGGACTTTTCCAGTTTCTCAATTCTATCTGCTATATCGTCAAACCGCTTCATAAATGCCTCTGTAACGTCCTCTGAAAGCCCAATTTTCAATTTTTCCTCGCCTTGTGATAAATTGTTAGGGTTATCTATAAAAGGCTTATATATGACTGTTTTAATCGTTCCATCACTATTCCATGACTTGGCATAAATTTCCGACATATCTTGCTTCGGGAAAAATGCAACACTGCCATCCATTGGTACATCATTTGCAGTGATATTTTCTACCGTAGGAACTACTTTACCGTTTAGGTTAGACGGCATCTGCTGAACCTGTTGTGGCGTAGGCATTATTTGCGGCTGCTGCATGTTCTGCTGGAACGGCGGCTGATATGATTGATAATTTTGATACTGTTGACCATACATGGGCTGATATGTAGGCACCTGGTTATTAGGATAATAGCTTGGATAATTCGCCATGTGGGTTTTCCTCCTCGATTTGCTCTAAGATTTCCTGTATCATATTTGCTATATCTGACTGCTGCCCAATACAAAAATTTTGCATTATCGGGTGTGCAAAAATTTTTTCCAATAAAAAATCGTTCAGCATAAATTCACTTCCTTATTATTAAATTTTAGTATAAAAAAAGAGCCTATAACAGTCCGTTATAAGCTCTGAAAAATGTCAAAAAAGTATCAAGTTGTTTTTATTTAAGGAAGCATTGTGTCATAATCCCCATTGTATTCTTTTTTCTCAAAGAAACAGCCATATCCACTTTCTTCTTTTCCTGTCTGTAAATTTTTATAATACCAAAAATTAGAAACTCCGTGTTGCCCGTAATATTGTCCATCAGTTACCACGCAAGGAAACATAATATTTCTGTCTTTATCATATTGAAAATATTCTCCATCAATTTTGGGTTCATTAACCTTTTTGAAATAAAAATTTGTATTATCCATACAAAACCCTCCAAAAATCATAATATACGAATAATTTTTGTCTTCAATCTCTTATTTATTCTCTTGACAGTAGAAACGCTGACATTCATCAATTCAGCACATTCTTCCAGACAACGCTCCTCATTCCTTAAATCAAAAAGCATTGCCTCCTGTACCGTAAAATTCGCGTTTTCTCTTATGTAATCAATTTCTTTCTTTGTGAAATTAGGTATTTTAAGCATAGATGTCCTCCCAAATAATAAATTAAGGAAACCAACAATCTATATTTCTCAAATCCCTTGTATTGTTACAACACTTCCTTTCTAAAAATCAATTTATTATCATTTCTCCAATTTGCATTATCTCTATCCTTTGGCAAATTAGCAGTCATTGTTTCAGCACACTTCTTGCAAATCCTGCCTTCTCTGTCAAGTGGTTTTCCACAAATGTAGCAAAGTCCATAGCTTGGTCTTTCGTTTCTTGAAATTCCACATTTCCTATGAGCTTTTGCGTCTTTGTCAAGGCAAATGCCACATTTCGTTTTTTCGGGAATTGCCTTTCTTTTGCCGCAGCGAGTGCAAATGCCTTGTTCTTTTCTTATGTTGTATATATTCTTGTGTGTCATCCTCTGCTTTTCATTGTATTCTTCCCTGTTCCTTTCTCTTATCCTGGCTGTCCTGTTTGCAAATTCTGCATTGCATTCAGGGCAAGCCTTTCCGCCTCTCATAAGAGAAACTTTCCTACATCTGGGACATATTCCATTGTCTTGATACCAATGTCTCGTTTCTCTTACTTCTCTATTTATTCTCTTCCTGCAAGAAATGCAATGTATGCCCTCGCTGTCAAGTGATTTTCCACAGTTTATGCAAAGACCATTTAATTTTCTCTTCTCAAGTAACCTCTGTTGAGAAATTGATGTTGCCATATCATTTTCAGAGTAAAGCCAGCTTTATTGTGCGTGCAAAATCTCTTACTTTACCTCCAATTAAATATTTATTTTAAAAAATCTCCAATTGTCATCTGTCTGTCCTCCTGTATAAACCTCATTTCCAAATCTCCTACTGTCTTATCTCCCTTAAACGGAATGTAAATTTTGTCCTGCAATTCTTTAAGTTCCTGCCATACATCTGGCATAAAATGATAGATATTCCTTAATTCTTTCAGATTTTTATTCTTGCAGTATTTGCAAGAAACTCTGTCAAGCAAATCATAAAGTTCATACCCATTCTCATTCCAATGCCAACCACGCGAATAGCAATAGTCAAGACAGTCTTTTTCAGTCATCCCCCATTCTACAAGAGGATAAATTTTTATTCTGTTTCCGCTCCTTTCCCTGTTTATCCTTTGTCTTTCATCTGCCGCAACGCCAACATATTCCACTATCATTTCATCACCATACTTCTTGTTATTATCTCTGATAGCGTCTAATTTCAGCGTTGTTCCCCACCTTGCACAACCGCCACACCATTTATAACCGCATTGCATTGTACCATCACGCTTTGTTACGGGTTTTTCAGTCATGCACCAGATAAAAGGCTCTTTCGGCTGTAAAATCGTAAATAATATTCCTTTATCTTCAAGTATTTTCTTCATCTTCTCCACATTATTCCGTATGCAGTCAAACTCAACCCCAATGTCAAAATAGACTACTTCATCTAACGGATAGCCAAGTTCGATAATCTTTAGTAACATAGCAAGGCTGTCCTTGCCAAAACTTACGCTTGCAACGAATTTCATAACACAACGCTACAAATACCGTATCGTGGATAAGAGGTATCAGGCTACCCATGAGCTTTCTTATGCTCGCAACTACTCAACCTCTTTTTCGCCATGTCTTACACACCCGACAATTCAACCCGGTTTACCGGGTATTTGTTATTCCTTTCTTGCTGATTTTAATTGTTCAATTTTCTCTTTACATCTCTCCGACATCGGAACACCCTCTCGCTTGTCCTCTAATTCCATTTATTAACTCTCTCAAGTTATCCTCTGCAATAATATCCCTTACGCTTTCTTCTGGAAACGGTATCTGAAATGTTCTTTCCTTAATCCGGTTCGTAATACGGTCATCATATTGTAGATTATCAAGGCTCATATTGCTTGTAAAAATCGTGATTTTTTTATCTATGTACCTGCCATTGATAATCTGATAAAATCGTTCACTAGCCCAATCTTTTACCTGTTCTGTGCCAAAATCGTCTATGATTAAAATTTGCGTCCTGGCAAGGTCTTCTAACAACTTGTTCTCTGTATAACCCTCATTATTCTGCCTGTCCCAGGTATTCTTAATTTCTTGCAATATCTGTAATGATGTAGCAAATTTGACTTGAGTATTTTTTTTGTATATTACTTCATTTGCTACACTTGCAGCCATTCTTGTTTTGCCGCTGCCTTTAATCTCTGAATATAGATATAGCCCCATTCCTCGCTCTTGCATAATCTTAAAATTATTTAACCAATATTTTACACCCTCGAGTGCTGCTGCCGCCTCATTCCGACTTGTATCGCTCCTGTATATGGCTATATCAAAACTATCTAGCCGCATATCTTTAAAGTTTTCTGGGATTTTAGCAAAACGTAATCTGTTTTGCATAATCTGCCTTTGATATATGCCACACTTGCATTTACGGTAAACCTCGTAGCCGTCCTGGTCTGTAATTATTTCCCAGCCACTGTTATGACAGACAGGGCAGATGTCTTTTACTTCTGGCACCTTGTCAGAATTTTTCTGCATACGTATCTGGCTTATTCTTTGTAATTCCTGCTCTAGTATATCTTGTATTTCTTTGTCTGCCATTTATTGCCTCCTGCCTGTTGTTTTATTAACTGTTATCTTGATTGGTTAATAATTCTTTAATTCTTTCTGCTGCTACCAAGGTGAATAAGCTCAAGGCTTGAATAGCAATGGCAATGGCTGCCATGCGATAACAGGGTTATCCTTGTAAAATTTTCTCATTCCTAATGCTGATATTTCCATAAATTCCCCTAGAAATGCAGCCATGAATATTCCGCCATTTTGTAAACACACAAGAAACCTTTCTGCCCCAAATTCTGGTAACTTTTCACTGCATGGAATCCACTCGCCTATTTTTGGTAAATTATCTATTAAACTGTACAAATCATCAGAAAGATAATAAATCCCTTTTGCTCCTGTCTTATAATCTTGAAACTTCTCCTTATGCAGATTTGTCATTATTTCATATTTTAATTTCTTTTCATCAATCGCCATTTAGCAACCTCCTCTCAACGATTTTGAAATTCTTTCATTTCTATTTCCGTAATTGTCGTTAAATTTTGCAGTGCACCATTCCAAATTATATACTGCATTATTGTTTTTATCTTCATCCTTATGATTAACTTGTGGTAAATCATAAGGATTTGGCAAAAAAGCTTCGGCAACAAGCCTGTGTATTAAATATGACTTTCTGGTTTTCCTTTTTGACAAACACACACCAAGGTATTCATCTCTTTTTACTGGAATTAAAATTCTTCCCTTTTTCTTCCTTCTTGTTATTTTTCCACATCTCATAAATTTTTCTATTCTGTCTAAACTGCGAACATTTCCCATATTACTCACTTCATAAAACCCTTCATATCCTTTTACATCTTTCCAAATTTCCCCCATGCCAACACTTCCTTTCAGTTTGATACCAATATTATACCAAATTTATCACAATATTTCAATAACATTTTGGTATCAATTTGTGTTTTTCTTGACAACAACCCAAAACCAATGCTATAATAGCATATACAAAAGAACAAAGGAGGGATTTGTCAATGGCTTACAATGGCTCGGAAGATAAAACACGCACCAACATCACAATTCCAAAGGACTTAAAGGCAAGGCTTGAGGAAATCGCCAAAAAGGAAAATCGGAGTTTCAATAACCTTGTCATTACTGTGCTTCAAAAGTTTGCTGATGATACCGCTGAATAGGCGGTATTTTCACTATCCGTCATTCCACAACCTCCAATCTTTTCAATCACAGTAACTATACTGACATTCAACTGCTCGCAAATATCTTCCATCATCTAACTTTATTATTGTTTCAAATGGCTCTTCAATATCATCTCTTACAATCGTCCCCATGCAATACTTAGATGTGTCATAATGAAAACAAACTTTAACTCTTGCCCCTACTGCAAACTTTGGATATTTATAATTTTTATCCTTTTGTTTTGGAAATTTATCATAGGAAATTGTATTTACACAACCCATATTATTCAATCCTTTCTAATCTTTTTTCTATGCAGTCAATACACAGTTCCTCGCCATAAAGCCGATACAGTGTGTCAAACTCCTCACCACAGTCATCACATATTAAGACTTTTACTTTATAATGCCTGCAAGCCTCATGTCTGCATGGAAAGCCGCAAGGCACACACTGACTTTCATATCTAATTGCCATTAACACCATCTCCTAATAATTCTGGGTTATCAAAAATGCCGTTTTGTGGTAACACGTGAATATGTTTTGCCCTAAATAAAATTTCTCTCATTTCCTAATCCTCACTTTCCTCCAACAAATTATTAAACTTCTCCAACGCCTTAACCGACACTTTGTTGTTCTTCTTTTCTGGTCTGATTGTGACGGTTAAATGTGTGTCAACGATATGCTTTAATTGCCTTGCAAAGTTCTTTCTACCTTGTTGCATACCCTGCCTGTATGTCTTAGGCGGCTTGTATTGCCCTGTTACTTGCTTACCTGTCGATTGGCTTCCTGCTGTTACGTTATACATCTGAAAACCATCATCAGCGAATGATTTAATCGTTGCAACCTCTCTTTCGTCCAATTCGCTCTTTGAGCAAGTTTTAAACGCTAACTTCCAGCCATGCGGATTATCTTTGCTGTAAAATCCATGCTTTTTAAGGCTAAGCGCTATATGGTCATACTCCGCAAGGTGTGAGGCACACCTCTCACATAGGTTTACCGCTTGTCCACAATACGCCCTGCGGATATTTGCCTCGTCTGTTCTATAAAACACATATATTCCGCTTGAATACGGTATGTTTGGGCAGATTTTTTTAATTCTGCTCTCTCGTTCCACTTTCTTTGCGTATATCTGTCTATAATTCAATTTCTATCGCTCCTTTTCTTTCTATCAGCCTTTTCCAAAATCTTTCCTATTTGAGCAACAGTTGTTTTCTTGTCAAATTCAAAAGAAACCTCAAATAGTAAATCATTTTCAAACATAGTCCTTGCTTGGACGGTGCATTTATTTCCGTCAAAAGATAACGACTTAAACCTTGTGCAATAGCCTGTATATTCAAACGCTTTGCAAACTTTTTGATATGTTTTGTACTGCAATCCCTCCAAAATTTCATATCCTAATTTTTCTTTGTTTATTTTGGTAAATCCCTCATTATAATAATTGCATAGCTTATCACTTCCTATTTTGCGGATAACAACGCAATCTTCTTTTATCTCATGCACAAAACCGACAGAAAAATCATTTTGATATATTGATGTGTTCGCAAATACCAAATCACCTTTATTCAGTCTTGATGGTTGTAGCATACAATTTTCAACGTAGCTTTCATCTTCTCCGCGAAGTCCATACATCATTCCTGGGATAACCCTTGTGATTATTGCAGATAAAATCCTTTCCTTATCAGTCATTTTTAATACAACCTCCAATCTGAAATCAACGGATTAACTTTCAGCAACCGCTCTTTATTCTTCCGTTCTATGGCTTTCGCCTGTTTGATGTTCTGATAGCTCAATCTGTTCCACCATCCCATTTTCGGTTATGCTTTTCCATAATATTCAGTATTTCTCTGAACATCTCGTGGTACTCTTTCTCGTCCTCAATAGGTATTGTTTGCTTTACAGTCCAGTTTCCAATTTTTCCATTTTTGTATTTCCTTTTAGAAAAATTGTTCATAGAACAGGAAACCAACAAAGCAACACACCAAAATATGCCCTTGTCGTATGATACTAAATCTTTGTAAAATGGTTTTTCTTTCAACATCTTTTCTACTTGTTCTCGGTGTATGTCGCTGTTATATATTTACCCTTTTATCGTATAACCCAAGTTCTTTTTTAATCTGCTCTAACTCTTCTGCACTGAATTTTTCTATCATTCTCAATCAATCTCCTTTCTCGCTTTCTGATTTCCCTAAATCCGGCTCAAAAAATTCCTGCGTGGAAATTACTGTTTGGGAGGAAATGGGCTTAAATCGGTTTATATGAAACTTGCTAAACCTCGTTTCCCCAGCAATCCCATCCATCAACTTCTTGTCTTGCAAATAACTCTATCCTTGGAATGTCACCACATAATTTGACAATCCTATCTCTTGTTTCGTCTGGCTTTCTGCTATGTTCTCTAATTCGAGAATCTATAATTTGATGTACACTTTTAGAAATCCGCTTTGGTTTTCCTTTAGTTGCTAACAGACACAATTCCGCATTTGCCCTTGTCCAGTATCCCAGTCCCCAGAACCAGGTATCAGACTTTTTGTTTCGTTTTACCCAGGTAAAAGCGCATGTTTTATATGTAAACCCCCACGCCTTTATCAGTTCCAAGCCTTCTTCAAGACAAGGAAATGTAACCCAAAGAAACAACATGCAGTCATTTTCACATAATTCAGGAATTGGTAATTTTTGAATGTCTTTTTTATTCATACATTTATAATGATTTTCTGCCGATGTCTTTTCTTTCCCTTTGCTAGACCATGTATGATACGTCCAGGGCGGATCGGCATAAATTATCTGGTACTTGTTTTCTGTATTAAAAATATCTACTTCCATTTCTCAATTCGGAGTAAAGACGTCTTTTATCCCGGGAAAACTCTCTGCTCCTTTCTGAAATTTTATTTTTACTGTGGCAATACCACGCCTAAATACCAAGCCAAAAATATTAAGAAAACTCCTGATACAATCCTTAAAATCTTTTCTGCTTTCTTGTTCTCAAATTCAAAACAGCAAAAAATAAATGCTGGTATTACAAATAATGCACAAATAAACCTTTCTTTCATTCTTAACCTCATTTCCTTGTCAATTCCTCATAGCATTTCTTAAACTTTATAAAATCCTCTGCATTGCCTAAATTTTTAATCAATTCACTTTCTTCAATGAATTTTTGCATGCCTTTATGAGTGCTTGTTTTCGTATCATTGGTTTCCCTTGACTCCTTAATTGATTGTTCGGAGTTTCCTTTTTCCTCCAATTAATAGATAGAAGAAACATATCGAACCTCAATCTCTTAATTGATTTTGTTGCTTTATCTGTGCATTTTATTTCTATTTTAAGATTATCTTCTACCATAATCCCTCCAATCACACAAAAGGCAATTCCTCGTCAATTCCGTCTGGAATGTTCATAAATCCGTCACTATCCGTCTGTATCATAGGCTTTGGTCTACTCTGATTGCTCTGCTGGCTTGACTTACTTTCAACAAATTCCTGTTCTTCTACGATTACATCTGTTGTATAGACTTTTACCTTGTCACGATTTGTATAACTGCCCGTCTGAATACGCCCTGTTACCGCAATCTTAATTCCTTTTCGCAGATACTTTTCTGCAAATTCCGCTAACTTGCCAAACGTTACACAGTTGATAAAATCACAATCTTGACCGTCAGTTTTATATTTCCTTGGAACTGCCAAAGAATACCTTGTCACCACTGTTGAATTTTCGTTCTGCATATACCTTACTTCGGGGTCACGAGTTAAGCGCCCCATTAAAATTACTTTGTTCATAATCAGTCCTCACTTTCATATCCAAAATCTTCTAATTTTTCATTTTTCGTATAAATTTGCGTTATTGCCGATACCGCGTTTAAAACGGGCTTATTTAGCTTTTTGCAAGTATAAGCAACCGCAACAAGCATTGTCGGTAAAAGCTTTTCAAGTGTTCCATTATCGTTTCCGTAGTCCATGCAATCTTCTGTAATGATTATTTTCTTGTTGTTTTCTTCTAAATCCTCATATCTTGCTAACTTGTTCAAAGCGTTTGTAACCTTGTTAAATTCATCAAATTCAAGATTACATTGCAAATCCATACTATTAACGCCGATTATATCAGCATTTCCAAACTCATCTCTTTTGGTTAATCTACCCATAATCATTCCTCCCTTTCCATTCCCTTCAACGCTTCCTCAGCTTCGGCTCGCGTAAGGAATACGGTTTTGCCAAAATCCCATTCTGGAAGTGCTGCACAATCTGTAATCACATATAGGCCACAACCATCATACGAAAAACCTTGTACTTTCACTGGCTCGATATGTTTCAGCTGGGTATGCGGAATGTAAACTGTGTCCCCTGCCTTGCACGGAAGCTTCAGCAGCAATCCTTGTTCCTCTAAGTCTGCAACCGATTTTATTAAATCCGCTGTTTGCCCCCATAATTCCACGCTGATATTTACAATCCCATTTTCTGTAACTGCATTTTCTTTCATATTTCTTG